TGAAATGAGAGACCTAGAGAGACAAGTAGCTGAGCATAGTTTTGCCTTTGAGCAACGTCAGACCCTAGCTGACCAGTCGTATGAACTTAAAGCCCGTGACCTGGGACTCCAGACTCAACAGAATTTCATTAATATTAATAGACCGATTGATCAACCAGACTTCTTAGGGACAGCCTTAACGTCGGCACTTGGAAGCCTTGAATCTTACTCAAAGGCAAAGAACCGTGAGCTTACAATCGCCGCACAGCAAAAAGGAACACCAAGACCACCAAGATCCAATTAGATGACACCACAAGAACTTCTCCAACAACAACGCCGTCAGCAGGTCGATTTTAACTTATCGTTGCCTAGTGTCACCTCGCGTGAAATACAGGCAGGACAGTATTCGGTGGCGGTCCAACGGACACCCAAGGCCGAACAGACGACGCTAGGACGCCTTGCTGATGCCTTAGGTAAAGTCAACCCGATCATCGCGAAATACGGTGACGCCCAGATCGCAGAGAACGAAAGACAAATCTTAGATGTCCAGCAGAAAATCGCGAGCATGGACCCTGCTGAAAAAGAGAGAATGTTGGCGCGACCTGACGCCGAAGTGAACCTCTCTAAGGCCTTTAGGTCCGACTACGAGCTTAACCCTGTGGCAACCTACCGCGCCAAGATGTTGTTGGGCGCAGAGAAGAACGTGGAGTTTAACAGTGTGCTTACTGAGCGTATCGACGCGTTTAAGACTAAGTTTCTTAGAGAAAACGGAGACAAGCCGAGTTACAGTCAGATCAGTGAAGCGATCAATGAGATCACCGACGACTACCTAACGAACGACCCGACTCTCAGTGCAAACGCTATTATGCGAACCGGATTCTTACAGGAAGCCTCTGTTAATATTAATAAATTAAAACAGACGTTACCTGCAGCTATGGCCGAAGAGCATAAGCAAGAAGTGCTCATGCCGAACTTAGCGAGCTCACTGGCCCGTATGCACGACGCAGAGGACAGAGACCTAGAGAGACTTAAGAGTCACTGGGAAGCTTCTAGTAGCAGTTTGTCCCGCTCAGAACAGATAAAGGTCATCGATGCTACCCTCGGTATCCTTAACTTCGACAGTAGTGAGGACGAGCTAGACGACGGTATTGCGTTCCTAGAGAACATGAGAGACGCAGGTGTAACGATCGGAACCACACGCCTCGATTCATCAGGGACACCCTTAGGCGAAAGCTTTTACGAAATGCGGCTTGATGATCTTGAAGAGATGCGGACCACTGTTGTTGAGAAAGAGCGTAAAGACGTAAATGTAAGGATAAGGGAAAAAACGATAGAATACGAAGATAAATACAAAGCTGTGTCTAAGAGTGGGCATACGGAGAACTCTACGAAAGTGTTTGAGGACATAAAGGAAGAGGAACAACGGATTGAAAACCTAGACGTAAGCGATTACGAGAGGAAAGGATACCTCAAGGCACTTGAACAAGGCGTTAACGATGGGTTCAGAAAAGAAAGTGACATCATTGATAACTTAGAAGCAGAGTCTGGAAGAAGCAGCGCGTCTCCACTGGCTATGAGTAGTCAAACAAGAAGTATGCTTGTTAATTATGTTCAAAAGGACTTAGAAGGAGAGAAGTATAAAGGGGTAGATGTAAGTGAAGCGCTTATCGGGGAAAGAATTCCAGAAAATAAACTTCAAGCAGGGGCAACAGCTGGATTTGAGACTTATGCGCTAGGAAATGAGTTGCAGAAAATACTAAATGACAAAAATCAACAGTTTCTTAACGAGCGTGCTGAAGCAATGGAGCTAGTGGCACGCTTAGATCCTGGAGAAGAAATAACACTAGGTGATAAGGTCTACACGATTGAGGCTGGTGAAAATATTGAAAGAAAGCGTAATACTATTATCTCCGAACACATGACGAAACGAATGGGGGTTATCATGGCGTCATCTAAGGAAGCCGTAGACGAGCTTCTTGCAGGCGCAGTCAAAAAGACCGAAGAAGAAACTAAAGTAAAAGAAGAAGAGACGGCGCGACTTGACAAGATAGCAGCAGAAAAAGGTCTAAAAGCTAAATCAAAAGAGCTGCTAAGTATTAAGACATATCAGCCTGCCCCTGGAAGGATGGGAGTCCAAAGAGCAGAGCAGACTGTCCTACAAGGAGTCGGCGTTGAAAGACAAAGAACCTTTGGAGCTTTGGGTGATTTTTTCAGCGCTGCAGGTGAGAAAGAAACACGATTAAACATGCCGAAACTTTACGACAGTCTTGAGCACACCCTAAAGTATAACCCATACACTCCTGAAGAAACTGAGGTAATTTTAAATAAAGTAAGGGAAGAATATGAGGGAGCATTGCCAACTATAAAGGCGAGTATCTTTGTAGTTCGAGCTAAGATAGCGGGGGGCGTTGTTTCGCCAAATGCACGCAAAGACGCAGCTGATCGATACGAAAAGTTAAGCGGAGAAGTCTTACGGGCGCGTAGGTTGTTTGTTGGGTATTCGTCTGACGACATTAAGCAAGCACTTAGCGCTGGGGAAGGGCAGAGAGGTTATCTTAAAGAAGGTGTTGCTTTAAGTAATCCTAAAGCGTTTTTTATTCAAGAGTTAGCAGGAATCGACTCGCCAGGTCCATACCAAGCGGGGGTTCCTGGAGCTTACAAACCAAAAGCGTTACTCACTGATGTCACTGATGAGCAATTATCTGAAATATCAAAAATGCTTGGGCTAGATGTTGAGAAAATTAAGGCATCGCAACAAGAACTCAAAGACTTCCAAATGAAGCGTAAGTCTTCAGCTGAACCAACGCCAGCGCCAGCAGTTGTTCCAACAGTTCCTAGAGAAGAACCAGAACCAGCTAAACCTAAACCTAAACGTGAGCTACCTCCGATTCCTAAAGGACCTAAGTTTGGACAAGAACAACTAGAGTTAAATCTTGATGAACCTCCCAAGCCTGATCCTGGAGTAGAAGCTAAGATAACAGGAACCGAAGGTGATATTACGATCTACTCTCCGCAAAAAGGAGGCGATAAGATGGAAGGTGGTTATCCGTCGTCACGCCCAGGGCCTGATGGCAAGTCTTTAGTTCGCACTGTCCAAGACTATGCTAACGGCACCTCTGAATACATAACACTAGCAGGTAGTCCTTCTTTTTATAATAAATCGTATATTATACCTGAGCTTCCTTATGAAGACCCTAAGACCGGAGCCACAGAGACCCTACGTAACGTAAGGGCTGTTGTTCACGATACTGGAGGGGCCTTCAAGACAAAGCCGGAATTCCGATATGATATACCTTACGGTAGAGACTTAACAAATAAACAAATGACGCGCTATAACGGTATCCTTAAGAAGAAAGGAATACAGTTTGTTGATGCTGTTGAGCCTAGGGTTTCAGAACTTGTAGAAGCAGACGACCCCCCGTCAGGTGACGGAGCGTTTAAAGGAACAGGGATTCTACCTCCAAAAAGTAAGTCTCAGCTTATACCCTGAAGTCTAATTTCAAAAATAATATTAAACACAACGCAACACACTTATGGCCATAGAAGACAGCTTAATGCCTCCAAACGAAGAAGAAGACGACTTGTTCCTCGATATTGTTAAAGCCCCGTTCAGAGGGGTCGAGGGCGCAGTGCAAGGGGTATACAACTTCTTAGATTACGCGACCGGAGATTTTCTACCAGACTACGACCAGCGGGCGCTTGGGCGGTCCTCAACGATGGCCGGTGGTATTGTAGAAGGTATCTCTCAGTTTATCACTGGGTTCGTGCCTGTTGCAGGCGTTCTCGGGAAGGTCGGTAAGGTAGCTAAGGCCCGAAAGATGTTTGGGAGTGACGTTGCGAAACAGTTGAGCCGGGGTAAAGCGCTCCCCGCTAAACAAATGGCGGCTATCAACAAGACATCTAAGAAAGCCACGTTCGCTAAGAACTACGCGGCTGGTGTCGGTGCAGACTTCCTAGCGTTCAACGGACAAGAAGAACGATTGAGTAACTTTTTGTATCAGTATGAAATGTTCCAGAATCCGGTCACTGAGTATCTTAAGGCTACCGGGGACGAAGATGAAATCGAAGGGCGCTTCAAGAACGTCTTGGAAGGGATGTTCCTTGAGATCGGCGCTACGGCTCTGCTAGTCCCGTTCCTTAAGAGTGTTAAATTAATAAAAAATAGAGGGAGACTAGTGGCCGAAGGGATGGACCCTGAGGAAGCCACTGCAGAAGCGATGTCAAAATCTGACATGACACAAGACGAGTTGTTTGGTGCAAACGAAGTAGGATCGCCTGAAGCACCACGCTCAGAAAGTAAAGTCAAAGGCGAAGAGGAGCCTGATATTGAAGCAGAGAAGATTAAAGACGAGCCTGACGAACCCAGCGGCTTTGAGGGCTTAGAGCAACAAGAGTTTCAATTTAGGCTCGACGCTGACTCAGAGAAATCACTTGGCTTCAACAACACGCCACTCAGAGACGGACAGAAAGTAGACGCAGAAGCCGAAGCAAAAGCTACAAAGCTTAACACGACACTAGCTAAAAAGATAGCGGTAGGCGGAGAACAAGCGTTGCTTAGTAATATTCGCCTGGTGTCGTCTGAGAGTGACTTAGTTCCTCTTGTGCGGAGCTTGGCTATTAACCAGAACCTAGAGGCTGTTGAAAAAGGCATCCTAGCTAAAACCTCTGAGAAAGAGATTCTTCAAGAAGGCCGAGACATGTCAGATATACTAGGGGGAAACAAAAACGTCCTTGAGGTAGAATTCAAAAAACTTAAAGAAAGCGGAGATCAATACGCCGATCAGTTCAACAAGGACCAGAAGGCTATTAAGGTATTAAATAATGTATTAGCGCGGAAAACTCATGACTTCGCTATTGAAGCTCGTGGCCTTACTAAGGGGACCGACGAATACGAAAGGGCGTTCGCTGAGATGAATCATTTCCTCAACCTGACTAATGCCTCACAGAACCTGTTTGCACAGTTTGGACGCACTGCTTCGCTGGCGATGCTCCAACGGAAATACATGTTCAAAGAAATCAAAGGCAAGAAGATTGACCCACTGCCTGACAACCTGACCCCACAGGACATCGCTAAGTTACGCGACCAGCGTCTTGGAGGACTAAGCGACGAAAAGCTTCTGGATCTTATTGTTAACGCTAAGTCCGGCGATGACATCGAAGCAGCAATTAACAAGATAGCTAAGGGTAGCCAGGGCAACAACATGATGGACATGGTGCAAGAATACTGGATGAACTCTTTGCTCTCAGGCCCTACTACACAACTAGTTAACTTGATTGGCTCTGCGGTAACTTATGCCGTAGGGACCGTAGAGAGAACAGTAGGAAGCGCGCTGTCAGGGAACTTTGCGCTCACCCGCGCTACCCTACAGTATTCGTTTAGTGCACACGCTATAGCCGATGCGTTTAAGCTTTCAGGGCGTGCGTTGAAACACGGAGAGGCTATCTCGATACCCGAAGCGAAACTATTCGACGACCGGAAGAACTCGATAAAAGCTATTAGCTATTCCCCCGAGGGTGGGGACAACGCGTTCTCTAGGACCTTTAATTTCCTTGGAGAGTTCATTAGATTACCTTCTCGCGGTCTTATAGGTGGCGATGAGTTTTTTAAGGCATTCAACTACCGTATCTATGTGCAACAAGAACTAGCGGCTGAAGCGATTCAGAAAGGACTTAGAGGCAAAGAGCTTTCAAAGTATGTCGCAGATAGAGTCCAAGGTTACACCACTGAGACCGGAAGGATCTTTAACGAGGCAGGCATCAGGCGAGACGCAGAGATCAAAGCTGACAAGCAAGATCTAAAGTTTGAAGAACGTCAGAACTTTATTGATAATGAAATAGTAAAGGCTACCCAGCAGCCGTTTGTTTTACCTGACGGGACCAAGCTCAGCTACAAAGATCGTGGCGTCTTGACTGCTAAGGCTGAGCAGATGGCGAAAATCAACACGCACACACAGGACTCAGAGAACAGCATGTCAAAAATGTTGTCTAGGCTTACACAGCAACACCCAACGCTTAAGTTTGTGATTCCGTTTGTGCGCACACCGACGAACCTGTTGACCTACGGTATCTCGCGGTCTCCCTTTGGATCTCTACAGGTCCTAAGTAAAGACTTTAGGGCCAAGCTTAGAAGCCCGGACGCTTCAGTGCGTGCCGAGACACGAGGACGCCTAGCTACCTCGGTGGCCACCACAGCGTCTTTGCTGTATTTCTTGCAGAGCGGTAAAGGCCAAGGACTCATCACAGGATATGGTCCTAAGAACAAAGAGCAACGAGAGTCCTGGGAGATGGCTAACCAACAGTATTCGATTAAAATCGGAGACAAGTGGGTAAGTTACAACAGACTTGACCCGATCGCTACGATTCTCGGCGTTGTTGCTGACATCAACGAAGCACAGACATACAACGAGCTCGACGACGGGGACCTTGAGAAAGTGTTCAGCGTTGCTGCCCTTGCGTTCTCAAACAACATCACGTCTAAGTCTTATGTCCAGGGCCTTGATAATCTCTTTGATTTCTTGAAGTTCAAAGACCCAGTGCGCGACGCAGAAAAGTTCCTAGGTAGTATCGCCGGAGGCTTTGTGCCTAACGTGATCAACCAGTCACTTAACTACGAAGAAGACAGGCCACTACGTGAAGCACGGGGTATCATTGACCGTATGATCAAACGGACACCTGCTGGTGGGAACTTACCTCCGAGGCGTAATGTTCTCGGAGAAGTCATGACGATACCTAATAGCGGAGGGGCTTCTGGTGTATTTAATCCATTATATATTAAAGAAGACCCGAAGAACGTAGTTGAATACGAGATTTCTAACCTTAGGTCTGGCTTTAGACAACCTTCGCGGTTCTTGCGGCCTGGCGTTGAAGAGTTAGATATGAAAGAATATTATAACCCAGAGACAGGCCAACAGTCTTACGATAGGTTCTTAGAGCTCGTTGGGACCTCAACGATCCGAGGGCGGACACTCCGTCAAAGCTTAGAGCGTATGTTTAAAAGCAAGGAGTATGCGGCGCTGTCTGGAGAAGACCTCAAAGACGAAACAGGAAGCGACAGCCCTAAAGTTGTTGCGCTGCGTCGCATGATCAGAGCCTACAGGGGCGTAGCGAAATCAAAGATGCTCCAAGAAAACCCAGAGCTCCGCATGCGCGAGGTCGAAGCGATACAGAAAGCACGAGCAGCCAGAACACAATAATGAACTCTTCATACATGCCATCATTCATTGGATTCACAGGACTCCTCGGGACACTTACCCTTGAGAGTGTTAATGATGTTGTTGCTATCTGCGTAGGACTGGCAACACTAACTTACCTTGCTATTAAAATCATTAAGGAAATTAAATAATATGGATAAATCAGATAAAATATATGAACTCCAGGACCTCCTTATAGACGAGTTTTTACTCAGGGTCAAATCAGGAGAGGCCACTACGGCTGACCTATCGACGGTCAGACAGTTCCTCAAGGACAACAACGTGTCCGCCGTGGTCACCGAAAGCTCACCACTCCACGAACTAGTCAACGCCTTGCCGTTCCACGACGATAACGTAGACCGAATTGTAAACATGGCGTCCAATGAGTAGAAACTACAAGAGCGAATACGCTAACTACCACGCTAAGCCGGACCAAAAGAAACGTAGGGCTGGCCGCAATGCAGCACGGAGACTCATGGCGCGCAAGCTGGGGCTAAGCAAAATCAAAGGGCGCGACGTCGATCACAAAGACCGAAACCCCAAGAACAACGCTGCGTCGAACCTAAGGCTCCAAAAGAAAAGCCAAAACAGATCACGAAATGGCTGACCTAAGGCAACTCAAAGACTTCAGGAACTTCCTCTACCTAGTGTGGAAACAACTTAACCTACCTGAACCAACTCAAATACAATATGAAATCGCGGATTACATGCAGCACGGAGATAAACGAGCAGTTATCCAAGGCTTTCGCGGCGTCGGTAAAAGCTGGATTTGCTCTGCTTATGTTGTCCACCAGTTGCTCCTCGATCCCTCAAAGAACATACTTGTTGTCTCTGCTTCAAAGACTAGAGCAGATGACTTCTCAACTTTTACTCTTAGGCTTATCCATGAGATGCCACTCCTTAAGCATCTTATACCCCAAGACAAACAACGGTTCTCCAAGATCTCGTTTGACGTCGGACCAGCCCCAGCGTCACACGCCCCGTCGGTTAAGTCGCTGGGTATCACATCTCAACTGACAGGGTCTCGTGCTGACATTATCG